TTGGGTAATTAAAAGTTTAAGATACAGTAATCCATAGCTATAGTGATATCTAAATTGATAGCTGCGTCAGCTGACCAATCATACTCACCAAATGTAGCTGTTTTAACGTAAGCTCCTTTGATAACCCATTCGCTTACTACGTCTCCTACTGGACCTAATATATCTAATGTTAAATCTTTTTTATAGAAATCTGAATATCCATCTCTACCAGTTACACTTTCGTGTGCTAATCTAGCCCATTCCATTATAGCTTGAGCTCCTGATGGAGTTACAGGATCGTATAGACCTAAAGTCATATCGTTCCATCTAACTTTTCCTTTTACTTTTCTATACACATTCATGTGATCTAGAATTATTTCACCTGCTTCAAATCCTGGTGCTGTAGCATTTTTAATTAAATACGCTGGTACACCATCAACGTAAAGTATAAATCTATTTTGAACTTTTGGTTCAAAAGCGGTGAACATTATTTCGTTAGGGTCTAATACTGCCATTTTCTATTGTTTATTATAAATATTGCCTTTTTAAATTTTTAGAATTCAACTCCCGTAGGTGTTACGTTGAAGTCTAGTACAATGTATTCAGCTGTTTTAGTTGGTTGAATAAATATTTGTCCTACCATTTGGTTTCTATCAATAACATCAGCTGTGTTATTTGTATCGTCCATTACTACTCTATAAGCATACAATCCTTGTCTTTGTTGTACTGATTCTAAGTATGGGTTTACTTGGTTTAAGAATCTGTTTCTTGTTGCAGCTGTATTTTGTTCGAATAATAATGTATTTCCAATATTACCAACTACTCTTTTTAATTCAATTAGTAATCTTCTAACATTTACTCTATCTAATGCAGTAGCTTTAGTTTGTAGAGTTTTCTGTCCAAATATTACTGTTCCATTTCCTGGGAACTGAGCAATTGGGTTAATTTTGTTTAAGTATAATGTATCTCTATCTGATGGAGATAATTTTCTTTCAGTTTGGATTACACCACCTACACCACCTCTGTTAAATCCTGCTGGAGCGAACCATTCAGCACCTAATCTATCGTTTGTAGCGTAAACTCCTGGTATTACTGTTGAAGCAGGTGCCCAAACTAATTTACCAGTTTCAGTTCCTAATACTTGAACCCATGGCCAATAAGTAGCACCATAACTTGAATCAATTGTTGTTGCTGAAGTTACTGCTTGGTTTAATGTTGAACCATAGTTTCTAGTATCAACTACTGCTATTGCATCTCCTCTATTTGTAACTACATCAATTGCAGCGTTTACAGCAGAAGAAGCGTTTTGAACTGTACATCCTGGTATAGTTAATATTTCAAAATCATACTCATCAGAGTTCTGTAATAAGTTTAATGATGCTGTATAGTAATCACTTTCTAGACCTTGAATAGATGAAACATCAATTGCATCATACATTTTTAATCTAGTATTTCCATTAGCACCATTACCGAATACTTTACCAGCAGCGTTTGCGAAAGCTCCTTCATTTGAACCACTACCTACTTGTGGTAATGATGAAGTATATTCTGCTTTAAAGTTTCCATCATTATCTAAGTAATTTAATGTTGGTAAACCTACTGAAGATACTCTTACGTAACGGCTGTTATTTACGAAAGATCCAGTGACTTGAATAAATCTATTTCCATCACCATCAGTATCAAAATTTCTCTTTTGGTTACCAATTACTTGCTCTATATATCTATCAGAATTTGGATCTAATGATAAATCATTCCAAGATTCTAATATTGTTCTTGTTTTAGAATTGTCATCCCCTCTTCTAACTAATAAGTTAAATGTTCCACTTCCTGAATCAACGCCTGTAATTTCATATCTTACGTTTTCAGATGAACCACTTACTAATGAACCACTTGTAGATACACTACCTGAGTTGTTCATGATTTCACCTTCTGATAAGGTTTCTAATGTAAATGATGCAGAATCAGCATGCATAATTGCTCTTACGTCTGCAGTTGCGGGATCAAATGCTCCAGATACAATTCTAGTTACTAATGCAGTTTCACCTCCTTGTTGGAAGTAATTATTTACTGCTATATTTGTTAAATATTCATATGTAATACTTGCACTTTCAAATTTGCCTCCAAATTTATTTGTGAAGTCACTATATGAAGTAACTGTTGTTGGAACGTTAACGGGACCTTTTACTGTAGGTCCTAGTATTGCTAGTCCTACTGTTACAGGGCCTTGTGTAACAAGTGATTGATCGTTTTCACGTGTTAATACTCCTGGGGATAATAATGTTTCAGCCATTT